TGGTGGTGGTTCTACTTCTGGGGGTGGTTCTACAACAGGTGGTGGTGTATCTACTTGTATTAATAAATCTTCTGGTGTGTAATCCATCGCATCATACGTTGGATAGTCTGCATCACAAAGAACCCTAGTCCCATTGGAATCTTCTTCCTTTAGGTTAGGGGTTTCTCTATTATTTGCTGCATCAGGGTGATACTTTACACAACCTGGCATGTTCACAACAGGTGAACCTATGTGTAATATAAAAGGATATACCTTTGTATGTGGCACATAATTGTATATGTTAGGTGCTTGTATATTAGGTATGTTTATATTTTGTACCCCGATCTGAGGTATTTCCATTATAACTTAGGTATACCTGGTATTGCAGGACCTGTAGACTTTGGTAGAGCATCAGTGATACCACCACCTATGCTAGGCATGACTGATTTCATTACTTTACTTTTCACGTTCTCTATGATGGCATCCTTTTGTGTATAAAGATAAACACCACCCCCAACAACGGTAAGAGATATAGCGAAAGACGAAATAGCAAGTACATTAATAATTTTTTGCATGATATTTATTTTGTATCGGGAACGATTTTTACAGGACCTGATTCAATCCTGATGGTTTGTGCGGGTGCAGTCTCTGATGCTTTAGCAATAAGGAACTCCATGTCCTTCTTACTTATGTTAGCACTACTGTCAGGATCACCTGGTTTCTTCTTCTTACCTCCCGTTTGGACGCCAAAAGTAGCTAAAGTGCCTGTGAAGACCGAAGCTATGAAAGTTGGATCAATCTTTTCTCCTGCATCATAACCTGGTATTTTAACGTAGTTCAAAGTTAAAATTCCTGCGGACCACACAAGAACGATCACTCTTATTAGTGTCGCTAAGTACATCAGTTGTTCTTCTTTATCGTCAACTGCTTCCTTAAGTTTACCTAGAGGACCTTTCTTCTCCTCTTTCTTGACTTCTGCCATAATGATAGTTATTCTGTTTTATATATACGAGTCTAACTTATAGAGTCTACAAAAACTTTACGATATCCTTTTACTCCTTCCCAATCTTCATTAAGTGCAGCGTTTATATAGTCCATAAATTTACTGGTATCATGTCCTGTTGCTTCCATCTTTGCCATAGTAGATGATATAGAGTTACCACCAAACACTGTCTCATATTTGTTTGCTGTCTTGCTACTAAAGTTTGTCATGTATGACTTGTCATAGTTGTACAGCATGTTGAATATACCAGAGGTCTGATTATATATTTTACCGTCCATTACAATTTGTTGAGCACCCCATTTAGAACTATTCTTTCCCTCTGTAGGTACAAAAGATGATGTAAACTTAGTTACATCATTCAAAGCATTGATAACTTGTATTGGTTTTGCTACGAATATTAAAGTCTTCTCAACAGATTTTATATTAATTACTTTGTCAGTTAGATTCCATTCTGGTAATGTATCTGCACCAAAAAATTTTGTTGTGCTGTAGTCACTTACATCATCATAGAACACAGTTGTTCCTGCCACTAATACAACAGGTAGGTTGGTTCTTTTTACAATCTCGTAATGTAACTGTGATCTCTTTACAGACTTGACATGATGTATTAATTTATGACCACCACTCGCTACCCATTCCTTTACAAAGTCAAAACCGTGACTGCCTATGCAATGCACGGTTGCTTTTGTGTCTGGGAACCCAGTACTAAATGTTTTTAATGCTGTAACTGATGTAGGGATAGAGTTACTATCCTCTGCATTAACAATTATCTGTGGTGACCAGTCCATTATACAAAATAGTTTTTAACTATTTAGACAGCGGGTTCATAAGATACACTGTCACCTTTTCTGGGATATGCTGCGACCTCTGGATCTGGGTCTAACCATTTGACATATTCTGGGTCTTCAATGCAACAATCTAGTTGTGCTGCTGAGTCAAGATAATACATGTCATAGTATCTCTTCTGTATGTCATTGAACTTCTGTATTCTGAAGTCAGGTGCACCATTGTTTTCTAGCAAACCTTTCTGGACAAAGCGATATGGATATCGCTCTAGAATAACTTCTGTTTTAGCACGCATCGTCGTGGTCTCTGAGGTAGTCATAAGATAAATCCTGTGGATTCTGTGGAACTACTAGTATTTTAGCACCGTCAGGTTTCTCTACAAGAACCACTGTGCCACTTTCTGCTTTGTCACAGTAGTAGTCTTTGCGATCTTCAAACTCTTGTTCAGTTATCTCGATCATTGAATTACTTTCCACGTCTCTCCTTCGTTGAAATGGTTAGGATATTTAAAAGTGATCACTTTATCATTTACATTAGAGGTGCAATCCTTAACTTTACCCAACCATGTAACTGGTTGAACGTTTGTGTGCTTATAGAATCGACAAGGAAAAGGAGTAGATTTGATTCCTATTCTTTCTAACCCTTCTGGTTTATAATCCCATACATCATAGTATAGTGTTATTCTTCCCTTGTTATTGTTAGGATGCACCCCACGTATATATCTAGGATCACATGTTAAGAACTTACCTTCTTCTGGAACAGAGAAAGTAACCTCATCTGTGTTTAAGATTATAGTAGGACTAAGATGGTTTGTCAAGTAAGTTATGGTAGAAGATAGTGGGTAATGTGTCTCACCAAATTTCATTCTCCTCTGCTCATCATGACTATCATAGAATGGTATGCCATGATCACCATCAAAAATTTGTATCCACCACTCAAAACCTTTAACTAAAGTTTCTGATAGTATACTCTTTGAAATATAGAAGTCATAAGAGTCTTGTATATATTTCTCTATTGTATTCTCTGGTTCATCATGTATACCTATCCAATGGTTCTTAGGTGAATTAAAATATTCAACGTCTTTCCTTAATTGCACCACTGATGGTGTGTCAATGATAGGTGGATAGATGTTCATCTAATTCTTACGTCAGATAGTCTAGTAGTTCTCCTACGAGGTCTTTCTGTTCCTACTCTAGGAGCTTCCTTTTCTTCTTTTGGTTCAACTAATTGTATCACATACTTCATGTTCTGTCCACCATAAGTATTACCACAAACATATGTCTGGTTGTCGCAACCACACACATGATGATCATGTTCATGCTTAGAACTAATAGTTCTGTTACACTTCTTGCAAGTTACTGTTGTCATCTCGTTTTTCTATGTCTACAAATAAAAACATCATGTCGTCATCAGATAGATTATATCCCTCATGAACGTAGTCCATAACATCATACACTTGAGGTTCACCTTCTTTCCAAATAACTTTTTTCTTGTCCCATATCATATAACATTCTTCCGATGGTATGTATAGTGGGATCTGTATTCTTCTATATGCTTTGTCATATACAGGAGGATCTTTATGAGGTCCTAGTCTAGTGCCCGATTCAAATAAAGCAATAGTTGCTACAAGTATCTCATCTTGGTCAAGAATATCTTTTGCTCTCTGGTCTGTTACAACAGACTGCCTTACCCCGCCACCATTTTTATTCTGTGCTTTTAGCCAGCAGAAATATATATCCTTGTTAGAATAACCAACAGCAGTAGGTGCTCGTCGTAAGGGAAAATCTGTTCTTGCTGCCCATTCATAAAGATAATCTACATCACTTCTTTTCATATCTTACTGTACATAATGTAGGATTGTCTAACTCCACCCATTCATGCCATTCCATGTAAAGATCATACGCTTCATCATACATCTTATCGAGACACAAACGTTCAATCCTATCCTGCATCCAGTCTAACAGGAAGTCACATTGTTCTTTCATCTCAGGAGATGCGTTGTTCATTGTAGTAATCCTTTTTCATATAGCGACCTAGAATGTTTGAGTTGTAGTAGTTCTCGGTCTCACTTAGTACGTTATTTAGAAAGAGTTGTTTAGTCTCTTCATAATTAACCCACCCTTTTGTAGTATGTAGTGATATTATTTCTCTTCTGAAACATTCATTTCCAAGAGACTTTCTATCGGTATTAAGTTCGTCACTAGAGCCATAGTATTTTTTCCAGTCACTTTCACTGCGAACTTTCCTGCTTTTACCTCTAGGCTTTCTGAATTGATAGAAGTATTTTCTACCGATGTATTGCTTGCCAGATTGTAGATTTGTAATCCTGTAGACAAAACCGAAGAAGTCGCCAATATCGTCAGAAGTAAAAGGTGTGTCCTTGTAGAACCATGGGTTTTCATAGTCAGTCTGCGTAACCGTCATCGTCGTCACCACTATACCATTGTTCACCATCGCTGTCAATATATGCGTCTGCATCAGCGTAGACTTCTACTTTCAATTCTGAGAGGAGTTCTTCTAGTTGTGTTATCAGTTCTTTTAACTTCGTCCTCTGCATAAAAAAATGCCCTTAACTACTATATGTAGCAAGGGCAACGTTTCACTATCTGTATAGCAATTTGACTTCAGCGTAGATCAACCACATGAAAACCATGGATGCGACCATGATTTCAGTTGTAACTAACATCACTTATTAGCGACGAGTTCCTTTTCTAATTTTACACCACGGTAAACTAGATCGACCTTGTTTGTTTGCTGAGTCTTTGAGTCATTGGTGTCATACTTAACACCACGGTATGTGACTTGTGCCATTTGGTTTTCTCCTAAAGTAATTGGACTTTGACATCCGTTCCTTCAGTCGGCTTTTGCGTCCTTAAAACATCCTTCTTCTTCTACCTTTGTAGCAAAATAGTTAATCAGATCTGACTTGCTTCTGTCATCAAGATGTTTATCTTGCATAACTTCAACAGCTAGTTCTGACCACTGATCACATTTAATAGTCCAATGGACTGGTTCGTGTGATGCCAATACAGATAGGAAAAAAATTACTGGCATAGGGATGAACGTACCCGTTCCGAGTCGGCTTACTTGCGGTCTGAATGTATCAGACTGAACGTAATGTTATGATAACATAACATAATTATTTAGTCAACTCTTCTTCTTCCTCTGTTCGGTATGCCCACTCTTCAGTGTGTCCAACAGACCACCATTTAGGTTCTGTTTCTACCGCATAGTTCTGTGTGCATACTTTAAAGTCAGGTCTCTTAAGATTATTATTATCAACTAAACTATTATCAAAGAATTGACATCTGTTGTTAGGTTGAGCAGCAAACTGTCCGTTGTCTAGTGCAATAATATTAAATGTCTTATGCTCTGGATC